GCTTAGGGACTTTCCGCATACCGGTGAAAAGTGCGCGAATAAACATATAATTGGTGGAGTCGTGGAGCAATGACCGGAGCCCCAGCAGCTAGGTTGACCAGGAAAGACGCCGTCGAGATCAGGCGGCGTCACCGCCAGGGGATTATCACCATCATCGAGCTCGCTCACGAGTATCGAGTGTGGCCGTCATCGATTCGAGGAATCTTGACGGGTCGGAGTTACCCCGAGACGTTGAACGTGCCATGCCCCGATGACTTGCGGGAGCGCATCGAGGATCGCGCAAAGAGTGAAGGTGCGACAATTGAGGAGTGCGCCATGGGCCTTCTTCGACGAGGCTTGTGAAATGCAAGAGTGGTTAGACGCGCTGCAGACGCATCTTGATAAAATTGCCGAGACGACGCCGGGATATACGCATCAGCTGAAAGTGCGCATGGAGTATGATGTTATTCTATTCGACGGACCCGTGGTGCTGCTTGTTTGCTACTGCACCAATTGTGCACTGCTCGATTATCCGCTGGAGATGCGGGAGCTTTATGATCCTCGAATGATGACGATGGAGTGGGCTTATTCCAACGTGCCGCACTTTGCCACGTCGTTCTCGCGGCGAGCGAAGCCCGGTGATTGTCGCCAGCGCCTTGTTGACGCGGTGATGGACGACTGATGGACGACTGATGGACACGTAGTTAGGCTGTTAATGGACCGTGACGGTGACCTTGATGGCGACCGTTACGGGAACCGACATACTGCGCGTGGACTCCGCCGATATTGAGGCGAGCGACCCTGACGAGTTCGATAGACCTCGCATCGCAGATCAGCGCACGAAGGTCTTCATCGATTTGATGGTAGCCAAAGAGTTCGTGCGCGGTAAGACGGTCAAGATATACGCGAAGAAGTGGGGAATCTCTAAGAACGCAGCTGAGAGATACGCGATTGATGCTGCGAAGTTCCTGCGGCTAATCCAAGAGCCTGAAGCGGTGCGCAGGCGGGTGTTGCAACGCTTGCATGAAATTAGCGCCGAAGACAAACCCGACCGAGTTCCTGCGTTAATCAACGCGGCGAAGATGGTTGGGGTGTTGGATCCACCGCCGGGGTCCGTGAAGAGCCGCGCAGAGACAATCGCCTATTTGGTGCAGTCTCTCGAGGACCCCGATGACGAGCTGTTAGAGGCGATGCGCATCGCGAAGAAGACCATTTATCGTCTTCTGTTCGCGGCGAAGAAGGACCTTGAAGAATGAGGGTGATCCGTCATTTCCGTTCCCAAATAACGTTAGACATCCCTGGCGAGAGTCCAACGGCATCATTCACCGTGGGGAGTAATGGCGTTCTTTCTCTCGAAGAGACGGACACGGGGTCCATCCTCATTCACCGCGGGGGACGCCCGAGCATCCTAATCATGAACGCTGGCTATGGCCTGATTGAAACCCAAGTGCCAATCCCGCAACCAGCGCCAGCGCCAACCCCGCAACCAGCGCCAGCGCCAGCGCCAGCGCCAACCCCGCCACTCACTAGTGAGGCGAAGAAAGCGAAGCCGAAGAAGTGAACCTCACTGATCTTGAACACCTCCGGCTCATGGACGACAACGTGCTCGTCTGTATGGACCTGCATGCACGAGCGCGGCACCCGGAGGAGATTTCCAAGGGTGGAATTGTCCTGCCGAAGAGCCGGAACGCTGTAGCAAGCAATGAGGGAGTCCTGGCTACCGTCCTCTCGACTGGCCCCGGCCATTGGCATGACAAGTGGTACGACCAAGAGCGCGGTCATTCCCAGGATGGGTCATCGATGTTCGTGAAGATGAACCCCGACCTTCAGCGTGGGACCCGCGTCATCGTGGACCATCACTACCAAGGCAATCCGATATGGGGTGACGACAATATTGAATGCCGCATCATCCGAGAGTTCAACATCCTGGCCATCGTCGAGGAGGACGAGGAATGACAGTCTTTATCGGTACCGGCCTTGCTGTTTGCGTTGCGGTGTTCGTCCAGTCGCGCTGGTTCCTGCGCCGCCTCGAGGGCGAGCGAATTATCCACGAGACGATGGAGGAATGATGATGGAGCTATTTAAAGGTCTTGAAGACGCGCTAAATAGGTACGGGCATGCCGTGTTTACTATCGCGCAGGAGCTCGGTATTCAAAATCCGGATTGGATACTAACGCCGTATTTATTCGTGAACTATGTGTACGGGAGACCATTGGATAGACCGTTGGTGGGTCTCGCAACGGCGTTTGGAGGACTAGATCGTATATGGGTGCTTCCAGCAATGATTGACCAGCAATGGGCCCTGGTCCCGAGTTGGATACAAAGATTGGACGTGGATTCCCTCCGCGAGTCGTGCAGCAAGGCGTTCCACCCATATATCGCGGCGATGCAGGAGGAGATCCGACTGGAGGAGATCCGACGCCGACGCAAAGGGAGTGACGGAGAATGACCAGGACAATCTTAGATGCCATGCGACGGAACGGACACGCGGTGTCCTTGCCTTCAGGACCGTCGCCGGGGGAGATGGTGGATGCGCAACTGCAAGAGGCTAGGGACGGGCTCGAGCTCGCCGCCCGCGTGGCTGGTGAGCAATACCGTCTGCGAGCGCAGGACGACCCCAACGAAGCGTTTCGAAAGGGCTACGCGGCGGCCTGTGAAGAGCTGGCGTTGGTGCTCCGGGCGATGCGCAAGGGAGTTCCTCCAACCTTTGACGATTTCCAGGAAGCCCGCTGGAGGGCACTCGACAAGATAGATAAGGAAGAGAAATGAACCAAAAGCTCGAATGTAAGAATTTGAACGACTCCGATGGCAATCCCGCGGGTGGCGTGGTGCATGGGACGGGCATTTCCATCGTCTGGCAAGAAGGCCCGCTTGGCCGAGGCGCTGATCGTAAGGCGCCGAATGGTGCATTTGTCGATGGAGTCATCCAAGCTGCCATCCAACGAATCGCATATTATCAGGCCTCGAAATTTGCCTGCCGAGAAAACGCCATCGCCCTCACTCACCTGGAGACCGCTCTCCTGTGGCTCAACAAGCGGACGGCGGACCGTGAGGCGCGCGACGTGGAGGGTACCCTCAAGCCGTGAGCTTCATCGACGACGCTCGGCGGGCCTTGGAGGCCGGCGCTCCTGGTGCCGCTATAGACGTCCTGCGTCGCGGGATTGCCCGTTCTTCGTCCGAGGAAGAACGGGCAAACGCCTCGCTCCACGTTGCCGAGGTCTACAGGACCATCGGGGACTATCATGCGGGACTCGATTGGGCTGCTAAGGCCATGCTCATACGGCCGGAGTGGTGTCGTCCGTACGTCGAGCTCGGTCGTTGTAATTACTTTATTGCTTTGGGGGAAGCCGGAGGCCGGGATATCGCCTGGTTTGCTCGGTCCGTTCACTGGTTCGAGCGGGCATTAGCTACGCCTCCGGTGGGTCAAGTCGAAGTCCTTGGTCGGCGGGACATCATTCATGAGGTCTCGCGGTATCTCAACGTGGGTTACGCCAGGCTTGGAAGGGTTGCTGATGCCCGCCGGTCCTGCGTGGATGGCCTCGAAGTGAAGACGGACGAATCTTTACTGCACAACCTACGTGCATACTGTTGAGGTTCCGATTGCCGGTGAGGTTGGTTGGTTGATCTCTCGCTCTTCCGTCCAAGACAGAGGCCTTCGAAGCTCACCCTTGAAGAAGTCCTCACCTCTCCAGAGTATTTCGGTCTAGTCACGGCGAGCCCGCTCCAGCGGGCGATTTGCCGCGTTCTTGATGGTCTTCCGCTCGGTGCTCTTGCCGATGACCATGACGTCTTCGCCTCCTTCGGGGGGCCTGACGCGCTCGCCGCCCTCCCGAGCGTGCGTCCGGAGGTCTTTTGCCTCCTGTCAGGGATTCGATGCGGCAAGAGTAAAACGGCTGCTGCGTGCGCCGTTCGTGCCGCCCTGACCTGCGACGTGTCCCCGTGGCAGGAAGGGGAGCCAATCCCCCGGGTTTCAGTCCTTAGCTTCAATCTCGACACCGCTAAAGCGACGTGGGATCACATTCGGGGTGGAGTTGAGCGCTCGCCGCGGCTCCGGGCTCTATTGATGAGGGAGCCCACGGCCGACGCGCTCATCCTGCGCCATCCCTCGGGGGTTGGGATTGAAATCCGAGTGGTGGCGGGCTCTCGCGCTGCCGGCTCTGTCGGCTCCCGCTGGAGCGCTGGAATCATCTTCGACGAGGCGCCCAAGATGCTCGGGAGTGAAGACGGGGTTGTCAATATTGATGACTCCATCAAGGAGATGCGGGGTCGAATGCTCCCGGGTGCACAGATCCAGATGATTGGGTCGCCATGGGCGCCCTTTGGCCCTGTGTTTGACCTCGTGGAGGCTCACTTCGGCCATCCCACACGAGAGCGAGTGGTCGTAAGGGCCCCCGCTTGGCGCATGAACCCGTCCTGGTGGACGCCGGAAAGGTGCGAGGACGAGAAGCGTAAAGACCCTGACGCTTACGCGACGAACGTGGAATGTCTCTTCCGTGACGCTGAGGCGGGGCTCTTTCACCTCGACGAGCTCCAGGACGTCGCTCGAATAGAGCCGCTTCAGCTCCCAGCGTCGGACCGGCATTCCTACTGCGCGGCGATGGACCCTGCGACCAGGGGAAACGGCTGGGCTTTGATCGTCACTACAAATATCGGGAACGTCGAGGGGCGCGAGACGTACTCCGTTGCACTCAGTAGGCAGTGGGTGGGTTCCAAGACCAAGCCTCTGAATTCCCGGCAGGTCTTCACGGAGATGGCAGCACTGCTCAAGCCCTACGGCGTGACGACGGTTCTCACGGACCAATGGGGTTACGACCCGCTCAAAGACATGGCGATTGAATGCGGGCTAGTTCTCATTGAGAAGAACCTGACCCGGGAGCAGAAATACGACCTCTTCATGGTCGCCAAGAAGCGAGTGGTTGATAAATCTCTGGAGCTCCCGCCGAATCCTGTGCTTCTGCGGGACTTGGCGTCCATTCGGAAGATTGTCACGCAGCAATCCATGTATATCCACCTCCCCGAGGGCGCGGACGGGAGACACGCCGACTACGCGGCGGCTTTGGCCCTGTGCCTCTCGCAGGCACTGTGGCTGCCGAAGCCGGAGCCGCCAACGGCGGAGGAAGCCGCCCGCCAGGAGGCGGCGAGATTTAAGGCAGAAGCGGCGAAGCGAGCCAGGCGAATGCAGCGCGGCTCCTGGCAAGGGCTCTAACCTTCTACTGGCCCGTGCTGCGAAGTAAAGTGAAGCAGCTACAGAACCGATGGTGGAAGCAGACCGGTAGAGATCTCGCCGGTCAAGTTTGCAATATCTGCGATTCCTTGGAGCAGTTCGACGGCCCCCGGCGAGCGCAGTACATGCAGGACCTAACCCTCTATGAGGGGCAGCCGGTCACACTCTCGGGCGACGGCTTTATCCAATATCAAGACGCGGGGATGGACTTTCTGCCGCCTCTCCGGCCTTTGGTGCGTTCCGCCTGCGAGACGGTGAAGGCGGACATTGCGGGGCGACAGAAACCCAAGCCGATGTTCGTGACGTCGGGAGGCGAGTGGCGAGCGCGTCGGCGGGCGAAGAAGCTCGACAAGTTCGTGGAAGGTCAGATGTGCCAGGCGATGGGCATCTACGCCAACTTCTGGGAGCTCATGGAGGAAGGCTTCCACGACGCTTCCAAGATTGGCGACGGATTCGTCAAGATTATCGCCGACCAAGAGCACCGCCGGGTTTACGGCGAGAAGGTCAACGCCTGGGAGCTCTTCGTTGATCCTGTTGAGGGCAAGTATGGCTGCCCTCAGAACCTCTTCCACATCTACCCGATGGAGGTCGACAAGGTCATCGAGATGTTCGTCGAATTCGACGACAACGGCGACCCAGTCGATGCCGATAATTGGGATAAATATAACGGCATTCTCGCGGCGGGCAAGCCATGGATGAACTTGCCGATCACCCGCGTCGTCGAGCAGCTGAAGATCCGCGAGGCTTGGCGTTTACCATTCTCGAAAGATACGCCCGGCAAGCACGTCATCTGCGTCGAGAACGTCGTCCTGTTCGAAGAGGATTGGGAGTGGGACAGCTTCCCGTTCATTCATATTTGGTGGGAGAAGAAGACCGGTTCCTTCTGGAGCCAGGGGATTGGTTCGGCTCATGGCGCGCAGCACGTCGAGGTCAACGAATCAGCTAACCGCCTGAAGAACCGAATCCGTATTTGCTCCACCAAACGCACCTACGTCCCTGAGGGCGGTGTCGAAATCTCCCACATGGAGGAGGGCGGAATGCCGGAAATCATCATTCCGGTGAAGTCTAGGGAGCTCATACCCGTGGAGACGGAGACGCCGCCCGCCACGGGAGAAGAGTTCCAGTGGGTGGAGACTGGAGAGAGCAAGTTCTACGCGATGTCGGGCGTCTCGCAGATGTCCGCATCATCACAGAAGGAACCTGGGTTGAACTCCGGCGTCGCTCTCCGGACGATGAACGACATTGGTGCGGTGAGGTTCACGCCGAAAGCGCGCCGCTATGAGCAGTGCTTCGCTACCGCCGGCAAGCTGTTCGTGAGGGCCGCCGCGACCATCGCCGATGATGAGGGCGGCTACTTAGTGAACTGGCCCGGCAAGCGCTTCTTGTCGAAGCTGAACTGGAAGGACGTCTCGCTCGATGAGGACCTTTACGACATTCGGGTCCCGTCGGTGTCGATGTTCTCGCGGGAGCCCGCGGCCGTGATGCAGACCGCCCAAGAGCTGCACCAGGCGGGAATCATCAATCGGGAAACGTTCCTGCAGATGATTCCCATGCCGGACCTCGACTCCATGTTCAGTCGGGAGACGGCGGAGCGGGAGTTCCTCGAGGAACTGTTCGACCGCTTCCTCGATTCCGAAAACGACGATGAGCTCGAGAAGCTCGGTGGCTATGAATCGCCGGCCGCGTTCATCATTAACAAGAACGCGGCGATGTGGCTCGCGGTAAGTACGTATTGGGAAGCGAAGCGCGACCGTGCACCGGACTTCTGCCTGGAGCTCTTGGAGCGTTGGATCTCCGAGCTCGACAAGCAGATTAAGGCCCTCTCCGCTCCTCCGCCATCACCTGAAGCACCAGGCGCGCTTCCCGCCGGAGCAACACCGCCAGCAACCACCGTGCTTCGCGGTCAAGCCGCCTAAGCTCGGCCTTTCAATCTTTTATGCCTCGGGGTTCCCAGTGGACCCCAGTTTCGCAGCAGCCCTAGCCGCTGCACAGCAAGCAGCCCCTGGTTTCGACGCACAGCCCGCCGACGGTGGTGCTTCTGCTGCCCCGGAAGGGGCCCAGGAAGGCGCAGCGCCTTCCGAGGGTACCGAAGCCGCCCCTGCTGCTGCCGAGGGCAAGGAAGGGGCGGCGAAGGCCAAGGAGAAGCCTGCCGCGGCGAAGGCGAAGGAAGAGCCCGAGCCGGAGACCGAAGAGGGCGACGAGCAGGAGGCCGCTGGTCGCTCTGTCGGCGAGGCGGTTATCCACGAACGCGCCAAGCTTCGCGAAACCTTCTCGAAGAAAGCGAAAGCCCTCGAGGCGACCTACGCCCAGAAGGAGCAGCAGATCCAAGGAGCAATCGCGAAGCTCCGTCCGTTGCACGAAGCCGCTATGGCCGTCGAGGCCGGCGACTTCGAGGGCATCGCAAAGGCTCTCGCCGCCTACGCCGGTATCGACACCGTCAAATCGTGGGACGACCTGCAGCAAGAAGCGCTCAAGAGCGCGGCCAATCCCGCCTACCGTGAGACCCGCAAGCTCCGTCAGGAGATGGAGCAGCAGAAGGCGCAGCAAGCAAGGCAACAGCACGAGGCGCAGCAACGGTATCAGCAGCAACAGCGCGCTCAGCAAGAGGGGGCCTACCTCAATCAAATAGAGGAAGACCTCTCCGAGGATATAGATCAAGCGCTGGCCGACCTCCTTGACGTCCGCCCAAATATCAAGAACGACATCTATCAACACATCGCCAGGCACTATCAGTCCACTGGCGGTGAAGTCCTGCCAAACCGCGACGCGGCCGAAGGTTGGCTCAAATTAGTTCACCAAGACGTCCAGCAGTGGCAAGACTACTTCGAGCGCAATAAAGACTCGGCGCTCGTCAAAAAGATTGCGGCTTCTTTCCAGAAGCCAAACGGCACCGCCGGCCGTAACGGCGAGAACGGCACCGCCAGCCGCAATGGCGCGGACAGGGAAGGCACCGCCAGCCGCAATGGCGTGAGGAAGGGCCGCAGGCCCGCAATCTCTCAAACCCGGACCTCCGAGGCTTCCGCCGCGGGTCGTCTATCAGACGAAGAGCTGATACGGCACCACGCGAAGAGAATTGAGTCCATGTTGGCTGCAGAGCAGACCAGCTAGAGAACCTCACATATGAAGCCGAGGCGGTCTCCTCCCATGGAGTCCCTCACGTGGCATCAACAATTTCTGGCTTCGACGCCTTCCTGAAGACCTATTTCGATAACCGTAAGATCGACGACCTCACCAAGAGAGACAAGCCCTTCTACGGCCGTATCGCGACTAACGAAGCGGTAGGTGCTGATGGTTGGAAGGTTCCTCTCTGGATCGGAAACCCACAGGGTATCGCGAGCAAGTCGCTTTCTAACGCCCAGGCCAACGCCACCAACGTCAAGGGTGTTGCGTTCAGCATCACCAACATGGCCGAGCTTTTCTCCAAGGTTGACATTGGCGACAAGGTCATTCGTGGCAGCCGCTCCAATATGCTGGCCTTCCTTCAGAACCAGAAGACGGAAATCGAAGGTCTTTATACCCAGCATTCACAGGAAATCGCCATACAGATGTGGCGTAACGGTGGTGGCGCTGTCGGCACCGTTGCGTCGACTACATCCACGACCATCACCCTGAGCACGCCTCAGGATGCGTCGAGCTTCGAGCTCAACGAGTTCATTCAGGCTTGCCAGGACGACGGAACCAACACCAGCACTACGCCTCGTGTCGGCAAGTGCCAAGTCCTTGGTATCGACCACATCGGCGGCGTCCTGACGGTCGACGCCACTTCGAACATCACGAGCCTCACTGCTGGTGACAGCTTGTTCCGCGATGGAACCTGCGTAGCCAATACCGGAACGCTCCTGATGACCGGCGTCGCTGCCTACGTCACCCTGAGCACGACCCCGGGTTCTCTCTGGGGCGTCACCCGTACAACGGACGTCGTTCGCCTATCGGGTTCCAAGCTCCCGGCGAGCGCCTCCAGCGGTTTGGGTATCGAGGAGCGTATTCAGCAACTGGCGGCCAGAATGGCCGGTTCCTACAACGGAATGATTCCCGGTGGCGATTACTGCGTGTACCTACACCCGGAAGATTTTTACAAGCTGAACATCTCGGCGCAGGGTAAGGGTATTCGCAAGCTGGAAGACTCGAAGACCCAGATTGGATACGACTATATCGAGTTCGTGGCCGGTGGCCGTACGATGAAGGTCTTCCAGGACGTGCATATTCCGTACAAGACGGGATATATCCTGCGCATGGACAACTGGGTGCTGGGCTCCCTCGGTGGCCCCGTTATCCAGACGTCGATGTCGGACGGCCTCCAGATGCTCCGTCTGTCTACGACGATGGACTACGAGTACCGCATCGTTTCGTACATCAACATGTCGTCCAACGCCCCGGGTGCATCTGGCGTGTTCGTCATCAACTGACCCTGTTGGCTTCGGCTCCTAATTAGAAAGGACTAGAGTCAACATGGCAGCAGCAGACGTCAAGGCTGATTTTCCCACCCACTCCACTATCATTGGAAGGCGGGAGTTCACCTGCTTGATTCCCATCGGCACCGGAGGGCTCCCGAGCCCCACCGGTGCTATCGGGGTCCCCTCGGGTGTGACGATTCCACAGCGCCTCGCTACGGGATGCGGCATCACCCGCGTAGGCACGGGGCTCTACGAGTTCACGTTCCCGACCGCGCCTAACGGCTCGGTCCGGGCCTGGGTGGACCTCTCGTCCACCGTCGCCGATATCAACTGCCAGAAAAAGGACGTTGGTACCGGCTACGTGCAACTCCAGTGCAAGGGGCCCACAGGCGCGGCGCTGGATCCGGCGAACGGCGATTGCCTCGCCATCGAGTACATCGCGTTCTCGCGTGGTCCTGCGGCCGGAGGCCTCTGAGCGGTGGCGTTTCCCAAGAAGAAACCCTCTATCGACGTCGGTATCCTGTTTGGTTCTCCGAAGAAGGGTGCCGACGGAGGGCCAACGGGCGACGACTCCGACGGGGAGTTCAAGGACCTCGCCCACACCGCGCTGGACGACAACGCCCAGCGAGGAGCGCGCGTCTCAGCCCTCATCGAGCTCATCCGTTCGGTGTGCGAAGAGCAGTACCGCAAGGAAGAGGACGAAGAGGGCGACGGCGACGAAGAGAAGCCGGAAGAAGGAACGTCCTCGGGAGGGTTCTGAGTCGTGGCTCGTAACCGGACGCTCGGGGAAATGCGGGCCGACATCTGCGACCGCATAGAGATCTCCGACGGTGGATCAGGCGGGCGCTGGCCGAGTTCCCGCCTGAATCGCTACATCAATCAAGCGATCCAGCGCTATATCAACGTCGTTACCGCGGCGGGCGGCTCCAACTTCTACAGCAAGCGGACGGGGCTCCTCACGATTAGCACTTCGACCACGAAGGACGCCAATGGATGGGCCCCGAACGAATACGTCCCACTCCCTTCGGACTTCATGTCCCTCATTGGAGTGGATTTCTATTACAACAACACCCCGCGCGCACTCGTGCAGTTCGAGATGGCCGAACGGCATCGCTATGAAGTGAACCCTCTGTGGTTCTCCGGCGATTACCGCGGCCCCCCTGCGATGTATCGCATCATGGGGAAAGATGCAGCCGGCAATCAGGTGTGCAAAGTCATCCCCGCGACAGACTCCGCGTATCAATACGAAATCATTTACGTCCCGGAAATGCCCGACCTCGTGGCGGACTCCGATACCTTCGACGGCCGTGCTGGCTTCGAAGATTTCGTGATGTATGAGGCGGCCATTGCCGCGCTCATTCGCAACGGCAACACGGAAACTGCGCTCTACGCCTCCATCGTGAAAGCACGAGACGAGATGGAGAAAGAGATGCGGTTCAAGTTCGCGACCATCGCCGGCCCCGGCCGTCGAATGGATACGCAAGGAGAGCGCGACCGCGTGGATCGGCTCGTCCGTAATCGTTTTCTAATGTTCTGACCCCGGTGTGAGTCGCAAAGTTGCTCTCCCGAGGATTGGTAAGTTCACCGGCAAGCTCGACGCGGAGTCCCTCGCGAAGGAGCTCGCTCTATTCGAACAGGCGCTCATTACCAAGCTTCAAGGTGACGACCAGCAAGAGTTCGGACCAATAGTTCCAACCGCGACGATAACCGATGCAATCTACAACGCCCGTCCCTGGGAGATTGCCCGTATTGATCCCACTGGTGGCAGCAAAGCGGTGATTCTCCCGGACCCTCTGCTACCGACCTCGCGCGGTGCATGGATTGGGGTCAAGAACGCATCGAACTCCACCAACGTCATCGTCGTCTCGGCGCTGAATTCAACTGTTGATGGCGCTTCTTCGGTGACCCTCAACATCGCCTGGCAGTTCGTTTGGCTCTACGCCACCACGCACGGCTGGGAGACGTCGACGAAGCTGTAAACATGAAGAACGAGCGCGCGAGACCCGTAGATATCGTCTTCTCCTCCGGCGTGAGGCAAGACCTGAACCCCCAGACGGCCCCGCCGGGCACGCTCGTCTCCTGCGACAATCTGGAATTTGACCAGCTCGGTCGCCTCATCACACGCGGGGCCTTCAGTCTTCTAGGTACGACGATTATCTCGAAGACGCACTCAATCTTCACTCAGGTCCGTAGGTTCGCGCAGTCGGGTGACGGAACTCGCCTTCTATTCTCCGACGACAACGCCTACCAATATATACCGGCGGACGACAAGATGTGCGAGGCCGGACTTGACGGTCAATCCTGTACCCTCCGTGCAAGTCTCACGGACGTCACCGGCATCGTCTCGGACCAAGGGGGTCAAATCAAATGGTCCGATTGTCTTTCCTTCGGCGCGTTCGTCATCTATCTCTACGTGCAAGGAAACACGGGGAGCACGAACGACGTTTGCGTCGACATCATTGATACAGCGTCCGGCACCCGATTGATGACAAGGAAAGTCATCGGGTCGACCTCCGCGATTCAGCAACCAAGACTCGTGCTGGCTGGAGGGTCCAATGTCGTCACCGCCGTTTGGGATAAGGCGGGAACGACCAGCGTCCTTCAATTTGCAAAGTTGGATTTCGGGTTCCAGCCGTATACTTGGGGAGCCCCCACAGATACTATTACCACGAGCGGGCCCTGCATCTTCGACGTCGATTCGTTGACCAGCGGCTGGTGTCTTGCCTATTACGACCAACCAGTAAACGCCGTCATTGTCGACACTATCAATCAGTTTGGGACTATCACCGGTTCATATACGTGGAAGGCGAACGCCGGTGCGGCGAACTGGCAGCCGACGGTTCTATCAATCTCGGGGAACCCGAAGTACGGGACAAATATCCACGTCGTAGGCTATGACCCCGCGACGCAGTTCCTCGAATCACAGGTTCTCTCGTCGACGCTAACGAGCGTCGCGAAGGGAAGAACAAATCCAGGATTCGGTGGTTCAAAGCACGGGCGACAGCTCGCCATCATTCACACCGCCTCGGGACAATCACTCCTCGCGCTCTCGAACTACACGTCGGCGACAGTTTCGACGAATCCACGCGGGCATCTCTACTTCTACACGCTGGTCGATGCGGGGACGTTGGCGGCGCAGCAGACCTTCGCCAACTACACCTTGGGCTCTCGCTTCTATGCCGATAGCTCGGCTCGAGGCGGAAGCGTATTCGTGGTGGCGCGGTTCAACGACCCTTCTGGGTTCCAGAGCCACTACCTCCTGCTCGACCTCGGTGGAATTGATATAGGTCTCATTGGCCCGCAACCGGTGTGTCATTTTGCATCGGGACGAGTGACCTTATTCTCCGATAACGCCACAACGGGGCTTGGTGGTATCGCCGACCTATCCTCTATCACTCCCGGGCAGTTTCAGTTCTCAGGCTATGTCAATATCGGCGCGTCAACCAGAAACGGCAATCAGGTGCAGGCGTGGACCTTCGAGAGCCGCGGATCCAAGCGGTTTCTATCGACCCCTTGCCAGGGTCAGGTGGTGCTCGGTGGAGGTACGCCGCTCATTTACGACGGGCAACGCTTGGTCGAGGCCTCTTTTTTCTCTTGGCCCGTGGTGAACTCCGGCAATTTCACGACTGCCAGCACCGGCGGGGTACTCGTCGACGGCGTGTATCAATACCGCGTCGTCTGGGAATGGACCGACGCCGCTGGCAATCGTCACCAAAGCCCAGCATCACCCGCCGTCTCGATCACCCTGTCAGGTGGCACCAACACGCAGCTGGTAACAATCAGCATACCGTCAATCAACGCCACGAGAAAACAAGGCGGCCCCGGAGTATCCGATAATTGGTCTCCGGTGAAGGCCATCATCTATCGGACGCTGGCCGGGGGGTCAGTCTTCTATCGGTGCCTCAACGGGGCGAATAATCATACGGCGGCAACGACCGACGCGACTTACACCGACTCGAATCTGGACTCGCAAATCGCCGTCGATGAGGTTCTTTACGTCGCGGCCGGTGGTCAAGGGCTCCTCGCTACGACGGCGCCCCCTCCCACGCTCATGATGACGACGCACCAACAACGGCTTTGGGGCGTCGACATGGAGAACCCCGAGCGCATCTGGTGCACGAAGGTGCTACAGCCCGGTACGGCGCCTTCCTACAATCAAGCGCTCCAGGTGCTGATACCGGGAGCCGGGCGAATCAATGGGCTCGGTGCCCAGGACGGCAAGCTCTACGCGCTCGCCACGAACGGCATCTACCTCGCCTCATACGGAGACGGCCCCGACGACACCGGCGGAGGCACGTTCCCGAGCCCACAGCTCATCACCACGACCGCTAATTGCCAGGACCCTCGAGGCGTCCTCACGGGGCAGGACGGTATCTTTTTCACCGGTATTGATCAGTGGGGCACCGGTATCTATCTCATCCGGCGCGGTGACGGTCAGCCCATATCAATCGGCAAGAGGGTCAGAAAAGAACTCGCGACGTACCCCGTCTGTCGCGGCATCGTGAACCGCACGCAGAAGGCCCGCACGGAGTTCCTGTTCGTAGATTCCGATACGAATCCAACGAACGGGGCAATCCTTTACTATCATCACGACTACCCCGATGCAGAGGGAATCGGGCAATGGACGGTGGCCCGTGTTCTCGCCGGTGAAGCGCTGGAGTGCTTAGGCGTGTGGGATGATAAAAGCACCGTCGCCGATATGGATACTAACCTTGGCTGGCAGGACGATAGTCTTTTTCGGGACTTCGGAATTGCCTATCCTACTATCAAGATTGAGACCACGGATATCAGGCCCTTTGGTCTTGTCGGCTACGGTCAAATCAATGGCATCATGCTCCTGGGTACTGCCAGCACCGCGGACAATATCAAGCTGGAGGCCAGCTACGACTCCGGGATGAACTGGACGGATTCCAATCTCTTCCCCCAGACCATCGAGACCACCGGCGAACCTATTCTCCGGCACTGGGAGCAGGCGCAGAGCAAGTTACCGAGGGGAGGGGAGATTCGCCTGCGCATCACCAACACCACGGTTGGGCTCACGAATCCGGGAATCACCTACTATCACGGCGTCACGCTGGATGCGACGCAGCTCGGTGGCGGTCCCCTCCTGGCCGATACCGAGCGCGCTTGAGCTGAATCCCTTGTTGAACCGTTTTTGGCGGCTCTTGGGTGATGGTGATGTACGCAGGCCAGATTGGCTCTACTATCTCTCCTACGAACAAGTATACGGGACCCGTCAACACGGACCCGAGTACTGACCCAAATCCACGGAAGCCGCTCACCACTGGTATCAATACCGGCGGGGTGGTACAGGGAAACGTCGTTGCCCCTTCAACGCCGTCAAATCCTCCTAGTCAGCTCGTCAGCCATACAGGTTATTCAGGAAGCTACGGAGCTCCAGATTATACAGGGGCCGCCCCGGGACAGAGCACACCGGTAACCCCCGCTGAGATGACTAATGGTCCGGGTCCTGTACCAGGTATTCCGGAAGACCTCCACTTCAGCGAGATAGGTGGCAATTATACGGACCCTAACAGTCCAGCAAATCTGATTGCGCAGAAGATGAACGCGCAGGGTGACGCGATGGCCAATCGCGCATCGCCTAAGGTCGACACGACCGGCGTCAATTTCGTGGCGGGAGGAGCCGGCAACTCGCTGCACGAGGCCGACGCGACGAACCTCCTGACGGACGCATCAGCAGCGGGGCTCGTAGGTACTGCGAGCGGTGCCGCGGCAACAGGCCAGATGACCGCTGCCAACGCGCTCATGGGAGCGACGATGGGGCAGGGTTCCCTTGGTCAGCTCTCGACCGCGAACGCGATGGCTGACGCCGCGAAGAACGGTGCGGGGTACAAAGGACAAATTGGTGCGGCGGACGCCCTGACAGCGGACGCCAACGGGGCCGCCTTCCAGAACCAGATGAAGGCCGCCCAGCAGCTACAGGCGCTCGGCCAGAAACCTGCAGGACCCTCCGTCGCCGAGCTGCAGCTGAAAGCCGGCGCAGATGCTTCGATGAAGCAGCAGATGGCGATGGCAGCCGGCGCTCGAGGCGGTAACGCCGGGCTAGCACTGCAGAACGCTGCCATGAACCAGGGCGAGGCGATGGGCCAGATGAACCAGTCGCAGGCCCTCCTCCGCGCACAGGAAGATCTCAACAACCGCCAGTTCACAGCGAACACCCTCACCGGAAGCGCCAATATCCTGAACCAGGCTGGCGCGATGCAGGGTAATTTGCTCGGCCAGGCGGGACAGACCTACGGGTCTGCTGGCGCTCTCCAAAGCAATCTATATAGCGGAGCAGAGAAGGGCTACACCGACAACGGGCAGCTCACGAGCCAGCTCATCAATTCAGCCGAGCAAGGCTATACCAACGCCGCGACGACTGAGCAGAACGCATTCAAGCAGGCGGGGGACCTCACTAACGACGTAGCGACCAACCAGGTCAATCAGGGAGGCGTCCAAGCGGATATTGCAAAGACCTACGCCGGCATGGCGACGACCCAGGCCGGAATCGACGAGGCGCAAAACACGCTGAATCAGCAGGGTCAACTCACATCGGAGACTATGGGTATCCAAACGCAGCAAGCGGACCGCGACGCTCTACTGCAATATATCCAAATGCAGAACAATGTGGGTCTGCAGAAGGAAGCTATCCAGAAGAACTACGACAAAGATATAGCGCTCCAGAATAACAATTTCGAACACCAGCTAATTGGTGGAATCGTCGGAGGCGCTGGTGCTATTGGTGGTTTCTTCGCGGGTGGCCCAGCGGGGGCTGCTGCTGGAGGGGCAGCAGGATACACTATTGGCCAAGGTTTGTCTGACATCCGTTCGAAGAAGGATATACAGCCCGCAGGGGATGACGTCTCCGACCTTTTCAGGACGGATTTCCCGTCCCGCGCGCCGATGGTTTCGTCACTCCCGGAGAGGGCCCCAACGTTCGCAGGACGCGCGCCGATGGCGAGAAGCACACCGAACCCGGGAGCGGTCTTCGGGCGCTACGGCACTCCGGACTACGACTACGGCGGCCAGCCCGCCAGCAGCCCCGCGACGGTGAATGCGCCGACGTTCGGTGACGGCTATCCCGACGCTCCTGCGTATAGCTATAAATATAAGAATCCGCAAACGCCAGGGGCTCGTCCCGGAATCAACTACGGGCCAATGGCCCAGGACCTGGAGAAAACCCCCGCGGGTGCCTCGGTGGTTGGTAAGAAGAACGGCCGGAAGTACGTGGATACTGGCCGTCTCTCAATGATCACAGCTTCGGAAGTGGCGAAGCAACGCAGGGAAATCGATGCTTTGTTCCATGGCACCACGCCGAGCCCTAGTCCGAGCTACCAGGACCCTTACACCGCGGCGTCTTACTACGGCTGATTGAGGTTTGATGTAGATGGCTTTAACAGCACCGCCTCCGCCGTTCGTCGGATATCAGCCAAACGGGCCAGGTTATAACTTCCTGCGTCCGGATGGGTCTTCCGCGTTCTTCTACGGGGATTACGCGAATCAGCTGAAGGATAATATCGACCGGACGAAGCCGCCGGACAACCGCCTGGCGATGGGAGGCTCGACGACTCCAGGTATTGCATCTCTGCCCCCCTCAGTCACGGCACCCGACCCGGGGTTGGCGCAACAGATCCAATCAAAACAAGCGGAGGATTTCCGGCAAGCGTTGATGTCGAAGACTGCCCCGCAGTCGCACGATACAACCCCGACGGAGTACGCAGGAGCGCCTCCCCAAGCGCCTCCCCAAGCGCCTCCCCCGGCTCCTGCCGCCGCAGGCGCCCCAGGCGCCGCAAGCGGCTCCGGGGGGCAAGGAAACGCCACGGCGAGGGCGGGCTTGGTCATGCCGCCAACGGGGCGGGTGCCGGTGATGTCAGGCGCACCTTCACCTGGCGCCGCCGGTGGAGGACCCGACCAGGGATATATCCCGCGCCGAGTTGTCTACTCTCGTGGCACCAATCCTGCCCACGATGCAGCGAGTGCGGTGCCAGTGCCGGTGCAGCAATCAATGATCCGGGAGGGAGGAGTCGCCGACCCTGCCGAACGAGCGAAGGTCATCGAGAATTATGACGCTCAGGTTGAAGCGCAGAAGAAGCTCGCTGAAGTTCAATCGTCTGGATACCAAATGCAGGTCCAGCAACAGCGCGCGGAGGCAGCCGAGCAGGCGAGGCGCCAGCAAGAGGCGGAGGATGAAATTGTTCGCCAGCAGGCCCGCAAGAAGGTCCTGAACGACGAATACAACCGCCGGATGAACATCGCTCAGGCGGACTACGACCAGTCCAATAAAAAAGAGGTCGACCAATACCGAATCTTCCGCGGCAACGTTGGCGGGCAAATCGCCGCGGGAATTGGCATCATGCTCGGGTCTGTTGGCCAGGCGATGACGGGCGGCGCTCGCAATCAAGCGCTCGACCAGATCAATCGCCAGATGGACAATGACATCGAGGGACAGCGAGAGGCTATCCAGCGCGGGACTGTGAAGGCTAGCAACGACCTTCTGCGAATTCGCGAGCAGTATGGGCTCGATACCGATGACGCCGCATCTATCCTCAAGTTCAATTATGCGAAGCGAGCCGAGGCGGAGGCACAGAAGAAGGCTGCTCTCATCGGGACGCAGCAGGCCCAAATGGCATTCGCTCAAGTGCAGCCGGCGTTCCAGAAGTGGCAGGCCGAGGCAGCGGAGCAACTCCGTGTCAACCTCGACGGCAAGACTAGAGTTGGCACGGAATCGAGAATGGTCGTTCCGCGCGCAGGGGGCCCGCACATGGAGACCGACGCGGAGTACAACAAGCGCCTCAAGGGGGAAGCCGAGAATGAGGCGAACAAGTACCGCATCACGCACGGAGGTTCCGCGCCTCCGAAGGGATCCAACGGTCCAGGCAAGCTCTCCGCTCGGTTGGCGATGACCGAGGCCATCAACGAGTCCGGAAGCGAGGACATCGTTCAGCTCACGAAGGCGGACCCTGGCGGATTGCTCTCGGAAAAGATTCCTACTGCCCTGCGCTCGCAAGAGCGCTTGAAGTACGAGGCCGCCGTCAACGCGGCGGCTCCGAAGATTCTCGCCGCCAACGGAGAGAACCAGACCGAAGCTGCATTGGCCTCGGTCAAGGAGCAGCTCCTTTCTCCCTACCCATCAGTGCGTAAAGCAGCGCAGCAGAAGTACCTCGGCGCCAATCGCGTGGTGCACAGCGCGCTGGAACGGCAACGCGGCGGCGTCCAGACGTCTGGCGGGTCTTCTGACGAGTCCGAGGACCAATAATGGCCGGATGGGTCCAGGAACCTTCGACGGGCCAAGTCGTATGGCAAGGTGACGACGGCCTCGTTCACCTCAAGGATGCCACTGGCGAAGTTCAGCTCGTGCATCCCGGCGAGGTCGGGGCGCTGCTCGCCAATCCGGAGCGTAACGGCTTCACGCCGGCCACCGCGGACGACATCAACCGCGGCGTCATGCAGAAGGAGTGGCAGGATGCTGACTTTGCCACGAAGGCGGACTTCTACGCGAGGGAAGGTGTCAAGGGGGTTGCTGACGCCGTTACGGCACTTCCTCGTGCTGGCGTTGCTCTTGGTCGCTCGGCGATCAAAGGCGCCACCGGCGAAGATATCGGCAATCCGCTCGAAGCCCTCTCCGGTGAACAGCTCGTCGAGAAACTCGACGCGTTCGTAGCCGGCGACGAAGCCGCACGGCAGGAAGCCGAACGCTCGAGAAGGTTCGCGGAAGTGGCGCCGCTCGGGAAAGAAGCCGCCAACCTTGCCGGGTTCGTCACCGGTGGTGCTGCGCTTCGTGGCCTTGGTGCCGCGGGAGAGGCTCTCGCAGGCTCCGGGCTCCTCGGCGAGGGTTCCGCCGCTGCTCGTATCGGCTCGTTGGCGGCGGAAGGCGCCACGCAGTCCTACGCCGCAGGGTCGGAAGAAGCGTGGGTAAAAGACAGCGAGTACACCGCCGACGCTGCACTCGCGAATATGGGCATCGGCGCGGCCCTTGGCGGTGCTCTTGGTGGCGTCTCTGAGGGAATAAAGGCCGGGGTCCCTGCTGCTCGCCGCGCTCTAGCGGAGAAGCTTTTCGGTCGGGGTCTCTCGAAAGAGAGCGAGCAGGCCACCAACGAAATGCTTGAGGACGTCGTCGGTACGAAGCCACCGAAGGGGATGGGCCAGTACTTCAAAGACGCCATGGACTACCTCCGCGATAAAGCGGAGACGGTGCAATCGGTCGCTTCGGGCGTCCCGAAAGAGGACCTCGAGAAATTCGGCGGACTGCGCTGGACCGACGAGGCGATTTCCTTCCGCCAAGCGCACGAGAACCGAGCAGCAATCCTCGAAGCCGTATCGAACGATCTCACCGACGCGATGCAGGTCGCCCACGAGGAAAGCCAGCCAATCCTCGACGAGGTAAGCCGCGCTTCCGGCCAGAAGATAGAGAACATCCGCAAGTCGCTCACCGGCGACACCGATACGATGCTCAAAGCGGCCAAGGAGAAGGCTGCCGGCATCGAAGACGCTCTCAACCGTCTCGACGAGACCAAGGGCCCTCGCGTTCGGTCAATCAACGGAGAGCCTGAGGTCGTTCGTCGTCCCGTCATGGGCGAGGGCAAGCAAATTGAAGACATCCGGTCGGCGATGGAAGACACCGTCGACACGATTCGCAAGACCGACGACCCCGCGGAAGCGGTCCACGCACTGGACGAGTTCAAAGCTCGAATGCAGCGGGCGAAGGTCAACGCCGAGTCGACCTCCTATCGCGTGACCTCGGGGCTCGAGATCGAGCAGGCGAGGGCTCGAGCCGCATTCGCCAATGACGTTTCCGAAGACATGCGGTCGTTTCTCGAGAACGACTCAATCTGGGGCGATTTCGGAAAGAATCAGAAGCAAGTGAACCAGGCCTACGCTCGGTTCCTTGATAGCCGAAAGTATATCGCCGCTCACCTCTTCGAGAGGACGGGCGAGGATTTCGGGCGACCCCGCTACGTCATCGACCCTCGCAAGATTGCTTCGTACGTCGACGGTCTCGGGACCACGAAATCAAAGACCCTCGACGGCCTCGTCAGGGACCATATCGAGGCACAGCGAGACCTCGTGGAGTCAATCGTCAAAAGCTACGGCCTCGACGCCCACGAGAAGGGTATGCAGAAGGTGCTGGGGTCCGTGAAGGTCGCCCAGGAGCTCCTCGATAAAGCGACCAACACGGTCGGGAAGGCGAACATCGTCGAAGAGGCACTGAAACGGGCGTCCTCTTCGCACGGCACGCTCGGTATCACCGGCGCGGTACTTGGCGGCGCTCCCGGAGCCGGTATTGGCGCGGTGCTCGGCAACTTGATGGACCCTGTCAAATTGATCCACCAGGCCACGGCACTGCGCGAGATGAGCATCAAGTGGGGTAAGGGGGTCGATTCCGATATTCGCTCGGCGTTCCTTTCCCGGACCCAGCGTGCCGCAGAGACCGCGAAGAGCGTGGGCCGTGTCGTCCGTACCGAGGCGCAGCGAGCCGCCGGCAGGGACGAAGAAGACAGCAAGGCGCGCTACCAGCGCATCTCGAAAGAGCTCACCACGTCGATGGCGGACCCGATGGGCATGGCCAAGAAGATTGGCGACGCTATGGGCCACATCGAACACCCCGCGGTGCGCGACCAGATGATTACCGGGGCGATGCGAGCCGCGGACTTCTTGCACTCGAAGTTGCCCGGCCCCGTCTACGGCGGGTCTCCCCTCACGCCGAACCAACTTGCATCTGTAGCGCCGTCCGACCGAGCGAAGTTCCTCAGGTACTACGAAGCGGTGCAAGACCCCGGTGTCGTGTTCCGTCAAATGCGCGAGGGAAAGTATCCTCCGCCGGAGCACATGGAAGCACTGAAGACGTGCTATCCCGCGCTCTATCAGCGGGCGCAGCAGGCAGTCTTCGACGCCGCGCACCGCAAAGATTCCTCGGGACAGCCGCCCCCTTTACAGACGCGTTGCATGTTGGCGCAGCTCTTCGACCAACCCTGGTTGATAGAGCCCACGCTGGATCCCGGATTCCAGAATCGGATAGCTCAAGCATTCAATCAAGGGGCGCAGACCGAGGCGCAGAAGCAGACGCCTCCGCCCAAGGCCATCAAGGGGAATCTCAGTGATTCAATGAAGAGTCCTTTCGACAAGCTCTCTGTTTAAGATGTTTTTGGCTCGTATGCGGTGATGGAGACCATCCGCCGCTACGTCTATCGCGACAAGCGCCATGTAGATATCTCGTTCCCAGCAGAAAACCGGGAACAGCTCACCAGGTTCGTCGAGTCCCGCGGGTTCTCGTTCATTTGCGAGAATCCGAAGGAGCGCCTCACCGAGGCAGAAACGATTCCCGAGGACGAGCTAATGCGCCTCCTCGGGGCAGAGCGAATCGCCGAAGTGCCGGCGTCGGGACCCCTTGCGGGGGTGGTACGGCAGAAAGCCGCCGCGGAGGCGTCTCCTCGCCCGCCGGAGCCCCTTCCGTCTTCGGGACCGCCAGCACCCCGTCCGAAGGCGGAAAGCCTTCTCGGACCCCTTCCCGGCGGAAGGGTTGGTCCTGTTGGTTTTGCCGTTTCCTTGGGAGGCGTGTGATGAGTTCCGATAAAGAATATATGGCAGCGGACCTTCGCGGTCCCTACACCGTCAACACGCCAACGGGACCCCACGGCTTCCGTCCTCCGTTGACGGCCATTTGCGTGTGTTCGCTCGGCGCATCGGGTGTTGCGCAACAATTTGATCTCCAAGCAACGGGGATGTTCGGGGGTGACCACTATAGGGGGCGCTTCGTCCGGATGATTTCGGAGACGGCGGGTGACCTCTGGTACGCCTGGGCTGGAGTTACGGGGGCCATTGTTGACCACACCGTCGCTGGTGGAGGCACCGGAGCTTGTGCATACCTGCCAGCACTCACCCCGACAGATGAGCTGCCTTCCGGCCAATTCCTCGTCATACAGGCGCGGGGTCAGGGCGTGGTTCGAATTTGGCTCACGAGTGGTAACCCGCAATAAACATGATGGCTCGCCGCATCACCCCTCGCATGAATCGAGGGCGCGTCCTGCGGGGTGAGCCTTCTGGCATCTTCATACCTCCCGCTCCTCCTGGGATTATTACATTCCATACGCTGATCTCAAGCGTCACTGTTCTATCTTCTGTTCAGTCCGACCTAGGTATAACGCTCAATGGGTCTGCAGTTAGCGGTTGGGCCGACCAGACGGCGCATGCCAATAGTTGGTCTCAAAGCACGGGGGCCGCACAACCAGCGTTGAATTCGAATGGGTTGAATGGATTCCCGTCGCTCGTGATGGACGGCGCCACCAAGTATATGACGGCGCCAATTAATCTACCAGCACCTGGGACTACATCGACATTCCAATACTGGGTGATGAAGCAGGTTGCATGGACCACGAATCATGTGTTCTTCGATACCGGCACCCTGTCAGGTGTTGAGAGCATGACGATTCTGACCGCCGTTGGTACCCCGAAGATTTCAATGTTCGCGGGAATATCTACCAATAATAACAACGGTGCGGTGTTAGGGTCCTGGGTCCGATGCTTCGCATATTGGGCGAATTCAACGTCCGATGAATTTAAGATTGGGTCCACGTCTATCACCGGCGCCAATTCTGGGAACACAGTTCCCGGCAACGGACGATGCATGGGGGCGACGCTCGCAACTGGTGCACCAACACTGTTCGCAAACTTCGAGATCGTTTGCAATTTATACTGTGCGGGTCGGCCGAATGTCTCGGAAATCGCCGCCCTCGATTCCGCCGTCACCGCCAAGTATGGAGGCCTCGTATCAGTATGAAGGGGCGTAGAAAGAATGTCCGGATACACCGCGGTAGGTTGTTGTCGCAATCCAGCGCTTCAGCGCCTGTGTTCATCCCTCCGCCCCCGAACGTTAAGGACCTAATAATCAAGAACACAGCGAATGATCTGATTCAAATCGATACGACGACTGGCTTCATTCAGAAGGAACTCGTATGACCACCGGCGACGGAAACTGGAAGAATACGGGCAACGACCTCGTTGCCCCTGCCGGTGGCAAGGTTAAGAACATCACGGCTGCTGCCGCGACTGGTGAAGGTGTCGAATATGACCAGCTGAATGCGGCCATCGCGGCGGCTATCCAGACCGGAGCTACAGGGCCACGAGGCGCCACGGGAGCCACGGGGCCAACGGGTGCGGCTGGCCCCCAAGGGGTGCAGGGGCCCACAGGGCCAGCGGGTCCACAGGGGTCGCCCGGGGTTACTGGGTTTACGGGGCCGACGGGGCCCCAAGGAGCCGCAGGCTCGCCGGGGTCGCAGGGAGCGACGGGAGCCACAGGGCCTGCGGGTGCCGCAGGCTCGCAGGGTGCTACAGGCCCAACAGGCCCTGCGGGGGCGGCTGGCTCACAAGGAGCCACAGGTCCGGCAGGCTTGCAGGGGATTCAGGGACCCACAGGGCCCGCAGGTCCACAGGGCCCGCCGGGTGGCGGTGGAGGCTCTGGGCTCGTCGGTACGCTTTCCTCGGACAGGGCCATCGCTCGCTGGAACGGGG